CGTGGCAGTCAGACTGTTGATTGCAATCTTGGTGTACGCCAGGTCATCGATTTTTTTCTTGTACTCATCCGAAAAATCATTGCTGGATAAACCTTTTCCTACCTCCTTCTTTACGTATCTCTCATCATTCTTCTGTACCAGGTGTGCAAGTCCATCCTGATCCAGGTACTTCTTTTCTGCAGCGATCACTGCTGCTTCTGTTGCTTTTTTTCTTGGCATTTTCGCTCTGCTCCTTTCATAATCTCGTCAATCTCCGGATTGGTGATCGACTCTATCTCCACAGTCCCGCCGCTGTTTGGCAGATTTACGGAACTAATTGGATCATTACCCGACAAAAGCTGCAGTTGATTCCCCTCTAACTGCAGCCCGTCTCCTTTTTGCTTTAACTGCTCCACGATCTGTTCCAGTGCATGTTTATCCGCTGGAGCTTCATAATCTTCTGGCTTTTTTCGTGCTTTTACACTTAACCGAATCTCAAATATGGTCTTTCCTTCTCCCGGAATAGTCTTATATACATATGCCTGGATTGTTCCACTTCTTTTCAGTAATTCATTTGGTATGTCAACTGTGATGTCACCGTCTTCCACTTTCCCAAGTACCACCAATGCACCATTCGTACATTTGTCAGTGAAATGCACTTGTATTTGTTCCTCTTCTACTTCCATTCCACAAATCTGTAAAACCTGTCCGTAGTCCCATTGTGTAAGTTTTCCATCGATATCTACTCGCTTGGAGCATCCATCAAATACTGCAATTATCATTCTTATGCGCCTCCTCCAAGCGAATCGATATCCGAATTCGGAATCCCCTCTATCCCTGTTACTTCCCCGGAATCACCCCGGGGAATTTCGAAATCAAATACCGCCTCTGTTTCTGTACCCGAATTTTCAACAGACGCCTCTGTTCCGGCCTCCCCGGTCGTAGTAGTTCCGATCCGTATTGTTGCTGCTTTTCCTGCCGGTCCTTCCGGACCCTGAATACGTCCTACATTTTTCCACTGGCCAGATACGTTGTCCCATACATATAGATTTCCATCTACCAGATAGGATTCGCCCGCATTTCCTGTTGGATGTTCTCTGTTCAATTCCTCTTCTGTTTTATAGGAACCCAGTATAGTAACACCCGTTCCATCTTTCCCTGGATCCCCCTGAATCCCTTTTTCTCCTCTTGGACCAGGATCCCCTTTCTCTCCTTTAGCCCCTGTTGCACCGGATAAATCTACCATGTACTCATATCCAGTTGCGCCCTTTCTATAAACCTTGGCATTATCTGCATCATCCGGGTTACCGGTACTTATCATCACAATCGCATTTTCCGGAAGACCATCGGTTTCAAATCCTGCATTCATCTGTCCTACAGAGGCATAAATCTTTTGCACGTTTAAAGCAATGCTTCCACTTTCTATGGTTCCTGACTGCAGAGAATCAATTTCAATCGTTGTAATTTCAATCGGATCATACTTCTCCAAACGATTTAGTATGTCTACTAGTGCCTGATATTCACTGGTTGACTGTATTTCGGATGCAGCCACTAAGTTTTCTCGGACCTCCATCTTCACTTTGAATGATGTGACAGCATTGCTACCATCAATCAAATGTAGCTGGCATTCCGTATTTCCCACTTCTGCAACCATTTGCGGCGTCAAACTGAACAGGACGCAATAATTGCTTATCACGGTTCCTTCTGTGTAAGTTTCTGATCCGCTTGGTTTCTTACAATAAATCCTGGCCTTACTGATTGTCTTTGCCATTCCGGAAATCATACAGCGCAGAAGTCTGCCCGAATCGTACTGTACTGCATAGATTGTTTGCATAATTCCCGGGTTTCTCACGTCAATGTATAAAGTTGTCGTTGTTTCCATATCACACCTTCTTTCTTATCCTGGTATCCACCTAACGAGGTAAACGTCTCCCGGCAACACACCTCCACCGCTTTTGTATCGCAGCACACAGTCCCACGGATAGTTATAGTATCCGGTTGTCCAAATTTCCTCTCCTGTCTGATCACCAGTCTGGCCGCCGGTTGTTCCGCCAAATTCATTTTGGCTGGCCTGCACAACCTGTCCATTTCCAATTCCCATTGCAGTATGGTTTACGATGTTCAGAAGGATATCCCCTCTTTGTACACCGGATCCTGTTGCCAGATTTATCTGCCCTGTCACATCCGTAAAACCGCAATTCAAAAATATTTCCCGCATATTGCCGGTGTAGGTTGCCCCATTGCTTTTTACCGGAACCCCGGCATTTTCCCACGCCTGAATCAATAACGAGGAGCAATCGTAATCCGGTCCCCAGCGGTTTGTCTGATCATATCCGTGACTGTTATCATTTGCGATTTGAATCGCCCAGTTTACCGCAGCTTCTATTTTTTCAGATCCTCCTGCATATTGACTCAGGTAGTTGTACCAATATCTTGCCTGCTGCCGCCTCTCGGCTTCCACTTCTACACCTGCACGTTCAAAGTTTTTCAAAAATGCAGATGCCAGATATTCCGGTGACTCTCCGCTGACCTTAAACTGATCAAACGACAGCGGATATGCATCGGTTGCAATCCACTGACCAAAAGAAACTGTAACAGAATCTATCCATGTAAGCTGACCGTTTGGATCCGTAATCCCATATCCGTTCGCACCTGCCCAGTTTGTATAATTTGTTGCCGGTGTCCACTGTACCAGTCCAAAGCCTCCACTATAGTTTCCCTCCTGCAGGCTTTGCCAGATTCCGGGATTGATGTTCGATTCACTTTGCATGTTGCCGCATATCCCAGCAATAGCATTCAGCGACCATCCTTTTTGTTCAAAAAAACTTAGTACTTCTCTTGCATTCCCCTGCATCTGCTCTGTGGTCAGATAAAAGTTTCCTATCGTCCATGACATCAGAAATCACCTTCTTTCGTGATTCCGCCCACAAGAAATCCTTTTTCAAACCTTAGATTTGTCCCATTCGAAAAAACTGCAGTTCCAGTCTTTCCATAAACTCCTGGTCCAACGTTTTCCGCATCTAACAGAACTGCATCCTTCGTGATCCTTAGTAAGTTTTTGCTGTCTTCTTTGTTTCCATCGGTGAATAACAATGCATTTCCAACATACGTCATACAAAGAACGCCCTCATCATTTTTGTTTGAAAATAATATTGTTCCGTCCTTTATTGTCACACGCCGATTATCGTTCAAAGAATCGCAGATATATTTCCCTTCTGCGTAAATTCCATCTTTATCCAGTCGGACTATTTCTTTCCCGCTTGCATCCAGCACCCTTGCAACGCCACTATTATTGTCAAGTCCTCCGATTTCCAAAGTTCCACCTCTGATCCGATCAGCCAGCATTGTTCCTGCTGTGATAAAATCAGCAAAGAATCCCTGTCCTGTTCCAAAGGTGGACCAGTCCCAGTCTCTTCCATCTGCAGTTCTTTTGCTGGCAATCTCGAACCCCATTGTACCAAGGCACATTGCCCCAAACGTTTCCGACTCCGGATTCAAATCTTCAAATAAAACAGCGCGTACTTTCTGTTTTTGTGCGATGTCGGACTGTGCCCGAAACTGTGCTTTCACTCCGTTTATGATGCCGTTTACCTGTGCTCCTATCACAGTGCCATCCGGCCGGATTGCACTTTCTATCCGATTTGACATACTTGATACATCCGTAATGAAATTGTATTGAAAGTCTCCCAACACAACAGATGCAACCTCTTCATTGATACAATCCCATTCCAGTTCTATGACACGTGCATCTGTTACAATATCCAGTTTGCTGTGACGACAATGTACTGTGTCTCCGATAGAAACTTCTTCCAGTTCCCGGATATCCGCGTACAATTCCGTATCATGCAGCATAACCATATCAGCGGATATCGTAACCTTCGGCTTGTCAATTCCAGCTTCAAACTGTTCCTCGCATTTTTCTTTTAACGCATTGTTCAGTTCTTCCTGTGTATTGCAGATCACGATTCCGTTCTCTTCGTCATCTTCCGCAGCATCGGCCTTCATCTTCACATCTTCAAATGTGATCACTCCGTATTTTATTGTTGGATATTTATCAATCAGTGGTGAGTCCACCCACGGTTCATTCCCCTCTATCATGTATCCGTTATATGCCTTTGGTACAATCCTTGTTATGACCTCGCTGGTATCAATCTCTTCCTGCAGCCCGTTTTCCGCAATATTTTTTCCATATAAAACCTGCACCCCATGATCGATTCCAACTCGGTCATTGACGGTGATCGTATAATTATCAAAAAGAACCTCACCGCCCCATCTGTTCAGGAAGGAGTTCTCCTCTTCTCCGCAGATTGCTTCGATCAGGTTCTTTGTCTGGTAATATGCTGTTGATATTATTTTGATATTAGATTTTCCACTGTACTTTTTATTTGGTGCGGTCATGATGTCCAGTGCCTGCTGCCCGTTTTTTTCCGTTGGACGTATATCCAACAGAAAACAATCATCAATCGCATCCATAAAAACCGGTTCCAGTTCTGCACTCACGCCAGCATCTGATTTTGCTTTCTTTTTGATCCGAAATAACTGTGTTCCATTGAATGACTCCAGTTTTACGACTGCGTCCTCTTCTATCCACTTCCAACGGCCCTCTTCATCGATCGGGTGCTGAATCTCCGCTTTCCAACTTCCGTTTAGTATTGCTTTTACAGAAGCGCTCTCCGGAAGTAATGGCATATCGCCGTTATGTTCATAATCCGTATTTTCTGGTTTATAAAGTTCTATCCTTATAAGCACCTCCAGTTCGGAATCACTTTCAGATCAAATCCTCTTGAGATATACACGGTATTCTCTCCCGGTAAAAGATGCAGTTCTGCATAATCTCCATACACAGATGTGTTCATCAATTTTCCATCTTTTCTGTATGCCATCAGCCTGTCTGTATCAATCACCAGATTCTGGCCAACATTCGCTTTCATTTGACTTCCGTTTACCTGCAGGATGCACTCACCTTCACCTGTGATCAAATAGACTGGTCTTGATCTGTCATATGGATTGTAAAACACCTCTTCCGGTGTATATTCTGCTTTTCCATCTGTTCGATATCGGTATCCTTCACACGTAAATTCTACCTCAAACTCTCCGACCTCTTTTACTTGCCGTTCTGCCGCATTGATCTTAGTATGTTTTACGTGATAGAAATACTCCAGTTCATCGCTTAAAATCAGTTCTGTATCATCTTTTCTCATGAGCCATCTTCTCGCAGCCCGAAATCGCTCCTGCCACCTTTGAGGATTTTCTGCAAATGTAAATGGAACTGTGATTGTAATGTCGCTCACAGTTCCATCTTCTTTGAATATGCTCCCATCTCTTCCCGGTATGTTCAATTCCGTATAGTTATACTCTGCCGAAGGGATAGACGGTCTTTCTCGTACAAGTATTCCTATTTCTGTATTTGTATGGCCATTTCTGATAATTTCATACATTTACCGTCTCCCCTTTCCTCTTTTTGCATGATGTACTTGAGATGCAAATCCTTTTTTGGCTGTTTCTACAATATAAGAATCAAGCTTTTGATTTCCAATTTGCACACCGACATTATTGTTCAAAACAATGTTAGTCTGTGTAGCACTTGCCAGAGCCGGAGTTCCTCCGTACATGCTCTCACTCATCGTCTTGGCAACTCTTTTTACCGCATTGGAAACCTTGTACACATTCTCATTGATTCCTTTTACCATTCCATCGATAAAATCCGGCATCCATGTTTCATAATCTCTCAAAGGACCTTCATCCGGTCTTGAAAAATGCAGGAAAGAACGAATCTTGTCTCCAATTCCTCTTACTGCATCTATAATCCCATTTACTCCAGATAAAATTCCTTCTGTTAATCCGTGAATGAAATCAGCACCCCACTCCTTCGCATTGTCTATCCACCCGGAAATCGTAGATCCTATTTTGTCAAAAATATTACTTACAATTTGTGGTAGTTCCTGAATTGTATTTTTGATTCCATCACGCAAGGCCTCAAACCCACTGATTGCAGAATTTCTCGCGTTGTCCACCGTAGTTTTTATTGTATTTTGAATATTGTTCCATATATTCGACATGGATTCCTGAATATTGCTTCCTATTCTTTCAGCTGTATTTTGTATACTGTTCCAAATATTTTCTAACTGTGTTTTCAATGCATTCAGCAATGTAGATACAATTTCATTTGTCATCTCTACTTTGGTTAAGATTACTGTTTTTATCGCATCCCAGAAATTTTCCGTAATGCTTTGAATTGCAGTCCATATATTTGTAAATGCATTTTTGATATTGTTCAGAATATTCTCAAGATCGGATTTTAATCTTTCAAAATCTCCGGTCACAAGATCAATCAAAAGAAGAACTGGAGCCAATGTTGCATTTTTGATAAATTCCCAAGTATTCTCAGCCAACATTTTTATTCCAGTCCAGATTCCACCTAAATCTTCTTTTAGCCGTTCGAAAGAATCTTTGATAATCGATGTCAATTCTTTGATAATCGGAATTTCCATGATACTTGTCCATACAGATTCAAACTTTGCCTGTACACTATCCCATATACCACTCCACCATGCCGGTATTCCTTGAAAGAACGATACCATCTCATTCCATGCATTGGGAATCGTTTCTGTAAAAAATTCTACAATTCCATCCCATGCTGCAAAAAATCCGTCTTTGATTGCCTTTAAGATCCCGTTCACACCATCCCGGAACCATTCGCATTTATTGTATAAAGCAACCAATGTCACTATAATTGCCGTTATAGCCGCAATTACAGGATGTGCCGTTATTATTCCAAGTAACCCCGTTACTGCCGTTTTAATTCCACCGATCAGATCTGTTACCACTCCTCCAATTCCAGATAATTTCGACAGCGTACCTGCTACCGCAGATATCCCGAGTGATATCTGGCCGATTACCATCAGTAGTGGTCCTAATGCTGCAACCAGAATTCCGACTACTACAATCACCTGTTGCACGCCTTCCGGTAGTGCTGAAAATTTATTGACAAGTGCGGTAATAAGTTCTGCTACCTTCTGGACAATTGGTGCCAGTGTATCTCCAATCTGAATCGCTGCGGTTTCCAGAGATCCTTTTAATTCCTCGATTGCTCTTGATCCATCACTCATCTGAGAATTTGCCAGCCTTTGTGCTGCCTCCTGATCATTTGCCGCATCGATATATTTTTGAAGCCCCTCAGTCCCGCTATCCATCATCACAGTAGCAGCACGCATTGCATCGGACCCGAAGATTGCTGATAATGCTGCATCCCTCGAAGCAGCATCCAATCCGCCCAGTTTGTCTTGCAATTCTTGAGCCATTTCAGCAGCTCCCAGAAGATTTCCACTGGCATCTCTCGTTTTAATGCCCAATGTTTCTATTTTTGTTGCTGCTGCTTCCGATGTTGGTGCCGCCAGCCTCTGGAGCATGGTTTTTAAAGATGTTCCGGCATCGCTTCCCTCGATTCCGGCATCTGCAAAACGAGCCAAAACCGCTGTTGTTTCCTGTATAGACCATCCTGCGTTTTTTGCTCCAGCAGAACACTGTGCCAGTGCCTGTGTGAGAGGTTCTACATCCGTAGAAGATGCAGCTGCTGCCCCGGCCAAAGCGTTTGCCGCTTCTGCAGACTCATTCGCAGACAGACCAAACGCTCCCATTGCCTGTACGACAACATTTGCTGCCTCTCCAAGATCCATCCCGGAAGATGCCGCAAGGTCCATTGTAGTTTTTAATGCCCCTGCTTTAATGTCGGCTTCTGTCAAACCACCTTTTGCCAGTTCTGTGATCGCATTTCCTGCATCAGTTGCAGAAAAGACTGTATCCTGTCCGGTCTGGATTGCAAGCCGTCTTAGATCTTCCATTTCAGACATGGGCTTATCAAGTGCTCCCGCCGCCTGACTCATTGCATCGTTGAAATTATTTGCCATAACAGTGGATGCCACCCCTACACCGGTCAGTGCCCCCGTTACTGGCAGCAAGGATTGTCCCACTCCTTTGACCTTATTTCCAAACTCTCCGGATACCGCAGATACTTTTGCCAGATTAGCATTTGCACTTCCGACCTCTTTTCGCAAAGCTTTATAATCATTCGTTGTTTCAATGATCTCTCTTTGAAGCGCATCCATTCCTTCTGGACTGATCGGATGTCCAAACTCATCATCTACCTGCTTTTTCTGTGTCTTTAATTCTTTTAATCTGCTGGAAGATTCGTCTATCTCTGTCTGTAACTTTTTATATTCTTCTGTATCGATCTGACCACTTTCTTCCATGGACTTCATACTCTTTTTGAGCTTGTCCATTTTTTCGTTGGTCTTTACAATCTCCTCTTGAATCGGAGTATACGCTTCTTTCCAAGCATCATAATTTCCAGCGGTTTTTGCTGCCTGTTCGCTTGCCTGTTTTAAAGTTTCCAGCCTGTTTTTCGTTTCACTGATCGACTGCTGCAGCAACTTCTGCTTCTGATTCAGCAATTCCGTATTCGTGGGGTCCAGCTTCAGCAATTTATTGACATCTTTTAATGACTGTTCTACACCGTATAGTTTTTTGTCAACACCGGACAGTGCCTTTTCCAACTTGGAAGTATCGCCGCCAATCTCTATGGTAATTCCTTTTATTCTGCTCCCTGCCCTTACATCCCTCCTTTACAGTGCATCAATATCCGCCTGTGTTGCAATTTTCGGATAATCATACTCATCATTCTTCATTTCGATAAACATATCGTTGATCATTCCAATGCTTAACAGGTCTAAATCAGAAATAGAAATACCGCATTGTGCACATCGAAGCATGAACAATGCGGTATTGACCTCACGATCTATTTCCCTCTCTTTTTTTTTGGAACTGACATCTGTTTATTTTCTGATTTCCACATTTCCATGATTTCCGGCAGAATCTCATAGATATCAAATGTCTCGAACTGATCCAACCACTCATTGATATCGTCCGGCTGGTTAAGATCGCCATGTTTATGCATCAGAAACGCAATGTTTTCAAACATTTCCAGTGATTCGATCGGGATTCCGCTTTCAAACTTACTTTCATCAAATTCTGTACCTTCTTTTGCGCATTTTTTCTGCATCTCGTCTTTGAGTTTTTCCTGGATCTTGATCTGCTTTTCAATTTTCTGCATATCTACAAAAATATCTCTCCCAAATTTCAGTCGATAAATCCGGGGGATTGCGGCAGAACTTTTGAATTTATATTCTGTTCCATTGATTGTGATCGTCTTTCTCATCCTGTTCTCCTTTTATGCTGCAACTTCCTGATCTGGAATGTACACCTTATCAAACCATTTTTCGTATAAGTCATCTGTTGTATCTGCTGTTGTCTTTGCCCGAACTGCCATTTTCTTAGCTGTTCCAAGCTGTACAGCGGATGCAGAAACTGTGACAGTGTCAGTTGTAGGTTCAATCGCGTCCTCTGTTGTGCTGGATTCTGTTGTAGGACGTGTAGAGGTACAGCAATAGAACCAGAACCGTGTTCCCCTCACATCGCCGTCAATTTCAAATCCCAGCGCAAACCGTTTTACTTTTGCAGTCGCTTCCTCCAGCATGACTTTGTTCTTGTCAATGTATTCACTTAAAATCTTTTCCCGGAACTCATCCGTGATCAGCGCCATTTCCCAGTCTCCCTCATATCCGCTATTGGAAGAAGAAACATAATACTTGATTCCATCCGCATAAAACGGTGTCAGTTCTCCCTGTGCTTCCAGTGAAAGCGATACGGAGCCAGGTACCGCAAACGGTGTATCAAATGTAATTTCTCCCGTATCACTTTCCTGCAAAAGCGCAACATGCGCATTATGGATATTGAATTTGACTTTATCCTTTTTTGTTACCTGTCTTTCTTTCCTTACTTAGCCCTCCACTTCATATAATACTTCATACATATTTTCTGATTTAATATACTGTTCACTTTTCTGCCAGAAGAGATCTGCTGCATCAAGTGCCGCTTCTACACGTTCCTCCAGTTCAAAGTCCTTTTCATCTGTGTACAGTTCAATATCAACTTTGTCTGATTTAAAATATACCTTCCCATCTGCGGAAAAATTTCTCGTTTCCGGAATCAACCAGCAAATAAAAGGAGGATTCACCGCCTCACGTTCTTCGAAATGATGATACCGATATTCAATTTCCAGTATATCCAGAATTGCTTCTATCCTCTCCTTTGTCATAAATATCGTTCTATCCTTTCCTGTAAAATTTCCTTTGCGTGCTTTTCTGCAATTTTGATATGCGGGATCCCGTCCACTCTTCCACCATTCCTCTTTGCGTGTCCTTTTTCCAGCAAATGTGTAATCCGGTATTCCGGCTTTTTGGAATATACCACCATATCATAGCGGTGCCTTCCACTCAAATTTTTGTCTCGTTTATAGCTCCAGTGCTTTGCATATTCACCGGTATCTCCTTCTGGTGATATGGAACGTAATTCCGCAGCTGTCTGCTTCGCTGTCTCTTTCACTGCTTTTTCCACTGCTTCCTGTACATCCTCACGATACGCATCTAATTCCTGCATGACTTCGATTGCGAACTGATCAATATTAATTTTCGGCATGGTTCCTCACATCCTCATAAGTCGTTACTACTCTTTCCAAAGAAAGCAGTAAACAAGGTGGCGTTGCATCGTATTTATTCTGGATCTGTATGATCTTGTACTGCTTTTCTCCGATTATGCAGATGTCCATCGTAGAAATGTCTTCTACCGGCAGAATTGCAACTACTTCGTCAATCTGATTGGATAATACCTTTGCCTCATAGAACCGTTTGATTCCAACTGTACGAAATCCGAATCGAATTCCAGCTTGCCTGGTCTCTACAATCTTCCGGCCTTTTACGCTGCATATATCCAGTGATCCATCGTTAAATGTGGTAAACTTTGTATCCTTACGTCTCGGCATTGCATCCACCCGCTTTTCTTCGGAAACTGCGCATCTGCAGTGATATGATTTCTGATTTATAATTTTGAATAAACTCATCTACCTGACCGGCTCTTGCATACATGCAGTAATTTAAGAGCAGCTCTTTTTCTTGTGTTTCGCTTTCAAAATCACAAAATCTTATTTTGCCCTCAAGGTACGCTTTTCCTCTCTCTACGATACCAGAGAGCTTTTTACGCTCCCTGATATCCATATCCCATGTAATATCCAGAAAATTCTTCACATCTTCTAAAAGATCACTCATGATTATCCCTCATTCTTCGTTACCGTCACCTGATATGTCTTGGTTGCCTTTCCATCTGTCACTTTTGCTTTTACTACATTTCCTGCGCCGGAAGCCCATGTAACTCTGCTGCCGTTTGCAATCGGTTTGTCATTGTATGTCAATTCCAGTTCTGCAGTGCTGTCTGCGATTACCGCCTGCACCGTGTTTGATGCGTCTGTTGTTGTCAGGGTGTATGTCAATTCTCCTTCTGTAAATTCTGGTGTCAGCGTGTGTCCACCCACCTTAAAATCTGCAAGATTTGCATTTTCCACATTTTCTACACTTGGAACAACTTCCACTTCATAATGCGCTGGCTGTAGATCACTGATGTTCAAAAGCATGAAGGCATTATCATCTACTGCAAATCCATGACCATACATTTTGATCAGGTAAACCCTCTCATCTTCCAGGAATCTGTAATCATCTGAATACAAGATTCTTCCGTTATTTTCGATTCCAGCTCCCATGAGGTAAAGCTTTGCCATACCAAATACAGCCTTTCCGACTCCTACCGCCGGAGACTGGATCACATCGATTGGGAATGGCAGTGTACTTACATATCCACCGCCCGGCGCCGGTCTCTGTGTTGCCGGCAGGACTTTACTGAAATAATCTGACGGATTTACCACCAGAATCAGTGTGTCTACGGTTCTTGCCTGTCCTTTTTCATTGATTGCCAGAACAGATGCCAATTTTCCAAGCTGCACATCATTAAACTTTGTAACCTTTACTGCTTTTTTATCTGGATATACTCCACCCTTGATCGTAACAGAGTCTCCCACCTGTTTTGTCATACCGATTGGCATGTCTTTTCCAGTTCCATTGATAATACCGTCTTCCAATCCATTTGCAAGCGCTTCATACAGAACCTGTCTCACATAAGCATCCAACCATTCTGGCCCCAGATCCAACATTGCTTTACACACCGGAAGAAATGCTGACAGTTTGCTCAGTGTCACATCTACCTCTTTAAATCCGGATGTCAGCTCCTGGATGATCTCTGCGCAAAGTTTTCCCCATGCTGCTTTCTGATATCCATTCGTATTCATCATCATTCGTGTCAACCCTGTTACGGATGTAAACTGGATTTTGGACAACAGCGGATGATCTGTTTTCAAATCTTCGAATACTTTGTCAATTACGGTATATGGCATTACCACATCCAGATTTTCTACTGCCTGTTTCGGATTCGGTGCTTTCATGGCTTCTGCCAGTTTCTGATAATATTCTTTTTCTTTGGATGTCAGCTGTCTTACGCCGCGCTCAGACAGAATTCTCTGATCTGCTTCTTCTACGATTCCCCGTGCCTGTTCTATGACACTTTCCTGAATCTTATCGCACAGCTCCACAAACGCTGCCTGGAACTGCTCTGCATCTCCGGCTGTGATTGCCTCATTCATCTTCTGTACGATTGCTGTTTTTTCCATTTCTAATACATCTAAATTTTTCCTTAAATCATGCCTCCTCTAAAAAGATTTAATACATTGTTTTTTCTTGGTTTCTTGTCTTCCTGTGGTTTCTGCATTGCTGCAATCTGCTGCCGGAAGCTCTCCTGACTGTTTAACTGTCTTTGCATATCGGACAGCTTCTCCAGAATCTCTTCTGTATTGACCGGTTCTGCTGTCTTTCCCATGATCTCATCAATGAGTCCATATTCCAGCGCCTTTTCCGGAGTGAGGTAAGTCTCATTTTCCATTAACTCAATCAACTCACTTTCCTCAATCTTCGCTCTTTCCAGAAAAACTTGCCGGTTTGCTTCCATCATGTCATCCAGATCATCGGCATATTTTCTCAGTTGTGTTGCATTGCCCGAGCAATACATCCACATATTGTGTATCAGTGCCGTTGTACCTAAGCACATTTTTCTTGTGTCACACGCCTGTAGAATCAAAAACGCAACACTGTGTGCTACGCCATCCACAATCCCGACTTTCTGGTTTTGTTTTTGCTTCAGTAAATTGTAAATAGCAACGCCCTCTTTTACGGATCCACCATTTGAGTTGATATGCAGCTCAATTGTCTGTCCTTCTGGAATTTCACTCAGTTTCTCTGCAAAATATTTCGCGGAAGTCTCCGAGTCCTTATATTCCCATGCGTTCCAGTCAAATTCTCCATATTCTGTCACATCATCATAAATGTACAGAAGTGTTTTGTTCTCTGCCTGAACAGGCTGCATTCTCCAGTTTGTTATGTTTTTCCTTGTCTCACCCCTTTCACTCTGTGGTTTCTATATCCAATCCTGCAAGCAGGTCTTGAATCTTACTATAATTTTTCGTCATAAAGTGCTGGTTTGCCCAGTCTTCTTCAATTTTCGGTTTTCCGAGCACTTCCAAAATGTCATTGATCGTAAATGCTCCGCTTGAGATCAGCTTGTCTACTGGAGTTGCAATATCAAAAATATCAATATGCTTGACTGCCAGAGTCTCTATCTTCACATAATTTCCAGCTTTAAATCCTGTGTATCCGTTTCTCTTTCTGTTGATCTCCTGCTGCAGCATCTTAATGAGCGGATCTATCACAAAGGTCAGAAGTTCATCAATCGCTTTCCCTGTATCCTGTACATCTCCTTTGGCCAGACTCGGTGGGAAAGAAAATGCTCTTGCTGTAAATTCAAAGATGTCATCAGCTAGAGACTTGATATCTCGTGTTGACTCTGTAGAATACGTCTTTCCGCTTTCTGAAATATCCTGATATTCGTATCCGTCAAACAATGGCAACACCGCACTGTCGCTTTCAAAGAAGTTCTTAAAATGCGTGCTCATCAACTCCTGGAATGTTTCATCGAAATTCTCACTTTCCTGTGCAATTGCTCCAATATTCAGGATTCCTTTTTTTCCTCTTGATTTTTTATAGGCATCCTGCGCATATATCAGTAATTTTGAATACGTTTCATACATCCCATTTGTGAGATTCCTCATATTCTCTGAATTTAATTCGAAAAACATGACTTCCGACATTTCCCGCGTTTCAGACAATTCGTAACCGTCAAATGTGATCCCGCTGAATCTGTACTCCTTCAATGCCAGCACCTCTTTGCTGTAACTGTCTGCCACATAAATGTGATTGTTTACTTCTACCACAAGGCATTCATTGTTCCGGTACAGCTTGCCAATCAGCTTATTCATGAATGATGTTGCATTCTGGTTCTGATTTGGTTCGTAATTCCAAAGATAATACTCCTGTCCTTTTACTTCTTTTTTCTTGATATACGTTTTAAATTCGCATTTGCTGATGGCATTTGCAATTTTATTGACACAAGTCCAGAAAGCCAGCTCTCTCAGATACACTTCGTACATAGCACTCTGTACATCTTTATCTTTCATAATGTCATCCACTGTGATCCTTGTGGTACTGCTGCCTCCAAGTTTTTTGATCAACCAGTCTTTAATACTTAATTTCCTACATTCACCCCCTTAATAACTATAAACCTGTATTTTCGGTGTTGGTTTTGCCCGTTTCTGCGGCAGCACGTTTTCCACAGTCATCGCCGCTACAAATGCCATAAATGGGTCTGTTTTTCTGCTTTTTCCTTCTATTTTTCCATATACATAATTTCCCATATCGGCATCATCCTCTTTTCCTGGTTTTCTTCCATGCCTGATTAGTTTTGCATTATTGGTGGCCCACCTTAATTCTGGAGCATCTCCCCAGCGCAACCATTGATTTACAAAGCAGCTATCAATCAGAGGTGCCACTTTCATAATGTCTGATGGCCGGATCAGCTTCAGATTCTTATTCACTTTCATATCAAATCCTATTTCCTGCAGATATTTTCCGATCAATGCAAAACGGAAATCATCCAAGGCTAAAGCTTTGATATTGTATGTGCGTTTTGCTTCCTGTATATAATTTGTAAGCAATGACGGATGTATTTCCACGTCATCTACAAGCGTCAGTCTTCCGGAATCCGCCCATTCTTTCCATGGAGCCTTGATCCTCGGAATATCTTTCGAATTTAGGCACATCCATGAATGGCTGATATCAAACCGTTCATCTCCATCTCGGAAATGAAGATCTACGGAAGCCCAATCTGTTAATTTTGTATAGTCAATTCCACATACACAGCTCCATCTTTCCAGATCCGGCAGTAAGATGTTGGTCGCTTTGATATTGTCCCACTCCGTTACACTCATTTCTTCCGCATTTTCCGGAATATTCATTCGTTTTGTCATAAATGCCGGAAGTCTTCTCGGATTTTTCTTCCATTCCCTGTATTCTTTCCTGATCTCTTCCATAAGACTTGGCAGATATGGCAACGATGGATTTGCCATTGGCCAGTTTTCTTCCTGATCCACATCTTCCTTTTTATTCAGTTTACAGATAAATGGTAATAACCCATTATCCGGTTCGCCGCCCCGTAAGATCTGTTCGGAAGTTTCCAGCAGATCATCCAGCGGTCCTTCCCGCACATCACCATTTGTCGTGTAGTAAGAACGTCTTGGATGTTTCTTCTTACCAAGTCCTGTCGTAAAGACGTTTATATTCTTATAGTCTTCATATTGATGGATCTCATTAAAAATACAGATTCCAGAACGAAGACCGTCTTTTCCTTTCGGACTGTTTGTTCTTCCCTTCATAATAGACTTTGTTTTCAAGCATAAAACCTGTTCTTTCGTCCATCGGAAGAATTTCTTTAATTTCTTTATCACAGACGGTCGTTCAAATGCGTTTATCACGTCATGGACTGGACGCATTGCCTGGTCCTCATTATTGGCGCAGATATCTACATCGTACTCTCTGATTCCATTATGTGGGGACATTAAACACACTGATTCGAGCGCAATTGTACCATCTTTTCCCGCTCCTCTCCCCAACATACAGAATAAATCCGGCCATCTTGGAAGCCCGGATTCTCTCCAATATGTGCAATCGTGCAGTCCGATCACAAACTTCTGCCAGGGAAATATTTCTTCAAACGGGAAGTATTTTGACATCCCGATATATTTCTCCAACTGATCACAATCTATATAAATATCTTCATGCTCAAAACACCATTTTACATGCGCGACAAGCAGCTCCTGCTCTTCGCATACTGCATAGATCTTTTTCTCAACTATATCAATCCATTCCTGAATATATGGATGTATGTTACAGCTCATCTTCATCATCTCCCGAATCATCGCCAACCGGCTTAATTCCTAGGCTGTCCAGTATTTTAAGCATTTGAGCATTGACCTTAATTCTTTGATCTATCGAGTCATTTTTCTTTTGCCCTTTTTGACCTCCTCCATTATTATATTCAACGATAGCGCCTCTCTTTTTAATGTCTGCGATCAGTTCGTTCTCCAGGTCCCAGAAGTCCATATATTTATCGACCAAGTCGATGTAATATTTCCCTGTGGTTCCATTCCGGACCAGCTGATCAAGAAGGTCCTCTTTAATTTCCACTCGCAATAATTCTTTTCTTGTTTTTCTCGCCCTTATACCACCCCCTCCGTCACGCGCGCACGAGAAATTTCTTTTGTCGGGAGCACCCACCGGTCTCTACGGGGCATATTAAAACCCGTTTTTTTTCGACCGGGGGTATCCTGACAATTTTATTTTTCTTTACCATCTTTCTTCTGTCAGCGGTTCTTTTTTCTTTGGCTTTCGATATCCATGAACCTCTTCATGACAATCATGACACAGGCTGATTAGGTTTCTCCGCTTCTCACCTCTGAAGCTGTACCAAATTTCCAATGCTTTGTCTGGATGCTTCTTTACATAATTCACATGATGAACCGTCGTTGCCTTTGTATACTTTCCACGTTTCTTACATAACTGACATTCATATTTATCAAGCTCTAACACCTGTTCTCTCAATGCTTTCCACTTGCCCCATGTATAGAATCTGTGGATATTTTCTCTTATACATTTCTTTACAAATGCAATCTCATGTTCTGTCATATAATCACCTCAATTGCAGGAGAAGGAATCGAACCTCCGACCTTCAGCTAAGGAGACTGACGAGCTTCCTCTGCTCTATCCTGCTATATTTGTGCGATGTCGCACACTGTAGGCTTTTGCCCAAAGCCTTTTATCGTCTTTGCTCAGGACGCAGAAAAGCACCTGGCTTTCGCCAGATGCTCTCTACTATTTCTCACTATTCACTTCCTCTATGAATCCTTTCATAAGTTCGCTGATCTTTGAAGCCTGACTGACTCCTGCGGTTTCACATGCTTCTGCAAATTCATCCGCTAACTCTCGCTTTATCTTGAAACCCTTTGTCATCCATCCTGCTTTCTTTTGATACTTCTCCGATGCAATCGTTTGAGGTTTTGGGCTACCTACCGGCATGTTCATCCCTCCACTTACGATATAATTTTCCTGCTATCAATCCTGCTGTCACAGCCGCAACAATTGCTACTATCACTTCTATTCTCATAGCTTTACACAGATGAGCCTATGTGCTATATTATTTATACAAGAGAGGCTTTTCCGCCTCTCCTGTATCTTACTATTTTGTGATAAGCCATGTAATAACTCCGGCTATCACTCCAGAAACAACTCCTACGATTGTTTGAACCAGCACTTCAATCCAATCTATGGAGTTTTTCTTTTTCTTTCGTTTCTTGCTCATCTGTATCTCACCTCCTTACAAGTATATAATACAATATGGTTAACCATATGTCAACACTTTTCTCTGAGGTTTTGAATATTTATAGGACTACCGCAAAAATGAAATACGTAACTTGGCAACTTTACTGGATTCTATAACACAAGGAGGAAACTTGCAATAGTCTACAATCCGGACAACGGGAATCGAACCCGTGACACACAGCTTATAAGGCTGCCGCTCTGACCGATTGAGTTATGTCCGATCAGGATGCCCTTTATCGACATCCTTTACCCTATCCGCACTCAGGCACGCTGATTACACTAAATATAGATTGCTGAATCTATTTTTGTTTGTTTTGCAGATCTGCGGATATCTGCGTTTGGTACCATGCAATACAAGTCCTGTGTGCACTCCAGAAACGAGCTACAGCTGCTTAACCCGTATCCTTGTACTGCTAAGCGGAGTATCCGGAATCGAACCGGGAACGCAGGTCGCGACCCTGTGCATCTACCATTGATACTATACTCCGCATAAAAACACCGCCAGACAAGAAAGGGGGAAAGTCCGGCGGTGTTCCGAATGTTTGGAAAGATTATTTTAGAACAATACACAATCGTTCTAGAATAATTATAGCATACTATTTTTGTGAAAAGTGTGAAAGTTTAAGATAGTCACTTATTTTTTTCGACACGTAACTTCTATCAATATTCACTATCTCCGCAACTTCACTCTGCTTCTTCCCCTCAAGATAGTGCAACTCAAATATCTCTTTAATCTCCGGATCATCAATCCCATTTATGTAGTCTTCGACTTCTTCTTGCTCTTTCAGGATCCGCAGTCTGTCTGATTCTTTTCTCCTGATCTGCCGTCTTATATTCTCTTCTTCGTAAGGATCGTACATTTGGACAGACGTTCTCACTTCGGTGTACGGAAAATCTGCACTGGATCCCGTTACCTTCCCCATGACAACAGTCGATTCCCGTTCACAGAGTTCTTGTATCTGATTCTCAATCCGGATAAGTCTATCTTTGTTTGGTTTGTACTTTTTCAGTGTTCTCTTGTCCACTGGCAACACTCCCTTTCGTATCTACTCCCCATTTTCTTAAGCAATCCTCTACAGAGTACGCACCTCTTTGCATCCACTTTTTGGCATTCTCTGTTGGTTCATGTTCGGCCAGATCAGCAAAATGATCATCACGGTCTTGCTTCATCTCTTTCTTTCCGCGTCTGTGCTTTAAAGTCCCTCTCATATCTGTATCACCTCCATAATCTCCGCACTATCCAATCCAAAAACACCACAAAAAGCAGTATCGGGAAGCATGCCGCTACTAAATAATCCTCACACTCCAGCTCCACATCCTCTTCCAATCCTGTCTTTAGGGCAATCACTGTTCCAAGCCCCAGGATGTAATACAGGGCTAGGAATGCGATTGTGATTAAAATGTCCATCATTTCCGTTGTGATCCCGTCCATCCATGTTTCTTCTGTTTTTGGCATTAGTCATTCCTCCGCAATAAAGTCTTCCATTCTCATTTGCCCTGGTATGTTTTCGTCTTCCATCCACCAAAGAAATACCTCTTCCCCTGTCGTCCACTTACATTCTTTTCCTCTTCGTTCACGTTCTTTCAACATCCTGTCGAAAGCATTTATATACAATTGCTTATACTTTGGAAAATCTGCAAACTCTTTGTAACGCTTCTTGCCTGCCATCGGACATCCGATGCAACCAACACGATCATATCCGCACTGGTACAGCTCGCACGTCTCTATTTTCTCGGAATTTATATATCCCCAGATATCACTATGCGTCCAATCTATGATAGGATTTACAATCATTTTTTTCTGCTGCATACATAGCTCACTCATCCGTCTTCGTGCATCGTTATCCTCCATCAGCATTATCTTCGTAAATTTTTCTTTCTCTTTTTTGGTTTGTCCGAGCTTTTCAAACTCTTCCCTTTTCAATCTGGAAGTACTTTCGTCCCATCTTACTCCGGTTGCGATATACCGGTTTGCACATCCAGTTTCTTTCAGCGTAGAGCAACAGTATCTTACAATTCTTGTCGGCGGGATAAGCTTTTCTGGAATTAAGCTCCACATGCTAATCAATTTTCCTTTATAGCGTGGTTTTTCTATTTCGCACCTAATTCCATGCAGTTCCAGTTCTCGGAATACCTTCCGGATATGCCGAACTGTCTGTGGCGCATCTGCCGTTGTATGGCTGTTATGCACTTCAAACGGGATTCCGGATCGCTTAAAAATCTCTAACATCACATCACTATCTTTTCCTCCGCTGTATGTGCAAATAAGCGGTCTACCATAGTGATGCAGACTCATTTCACTTGCCATTTTAATTCTTTCGATTGCTTTTTTCTCTTTATCCATTTTCTCAGAAGCCCGGTATACCCTTGCCCCGGCCGGAGGCTGGCTCCTTTCTATTTTTCGCTTATTTTCTTCTTTTCCTCTCCGTGTTTTCCTCATCCATTAATCTTTTTTCCCTATCGCTTCGCCAGCTCCCTAACCAGTTCATCATTCCCTTTTTTCGTAAGGCCTTCATTACATGTGCAATCCGGATATACACAGCGGAAACAATCCGGATATTTACAGAGCGGCTTTGAAATTTTCGTTCGATTCATTTCCAGTTTTCTCTTGGTCTCCAGCAGATCCGGTACCTGGACCTGTCTTCTGCTGCCCGCTTCCGCAAACCAGATCAATCCCGATCTCTCCAGATATGCCCGAAAACAAATCTCATTTTTCTCAATCTGAAACATAACTTTCATGTACACCCACACCTCATGCACATCCATCCCGTCAAATAAAAGTTCCTGTATCCTGGATGCGTATTTCTCGTAACCTTCCACTACTCGATCACTTCCATTCCTCTGATTGAGACTTCATAAGCTGTTCTCTCGCTGTCGTCTTTTACATAAATCCTGCTCTGTATCATTCCCATGGCTCTCACTTTTGTTCCGACTGGAAGCCCTGCTGCCAGCCTTGCGTTCGAATACCAACGAATTGCCGGGAGATAATCACTTTTTCTGTGTTTCCTGTTTACTGCAATTAAAATATCCGTGATTTCTTTTCCGAGTGGTGTCTCTCGATAGAGCGGCTGTTTACAGATATATCCAATCAGATCAATTCTGTTTTGATCCGCTTCACCAGCTTCGCTGATTCCTTTTACAAATACATACAATTTCAAATGATTTCTTTCTCCATCCTTTTCATTGTAAGATCTGTATTCTCCAAAGATTGTAATTCTCCCTCCTACATTATCCCGAATCTCCTGCACTATCTGTTCCGGCACCTGAATCGGTATGACATCCATGTTTCCACTTGTCCGCATGACTTCTATAGTTGATTTATAGATCTTTCTTCTGTCTTGTGAAGTCAATAAATACTCTGGTGTTTCCATAATTTTTCCTGTGATCTTTACTGTGTTGTTTTCCATCTTTTTCTCCTATATTGCATATTCCGCTGATACCCGTCATGGTATTACTCCATTTCCAGCCCGCTCAGCGCTTTCAAGATTCTTCCATCCATGTTATCTTCATTTGCCGGTGTTTTTACAGTCAATAACATTCCAGTCTCATTTACCCACAGGACGAAATATCCCATTCCCATGGGTCCTGTCGGAAAGTCTTCATACTCACCTGTTTCGGATAGGCTTACCATTTCCAGAATTTGATCTGGTATGTAACTCATCTCTTTTGTCTCTACATTCTGTAACACTGCCATTCCCCTGTATTTGATTTCTGTATCCTCATACCGGTCTCTGGCTGATAACCATTTCTTGTATTCCCACTCATCCCTTACTTTTAGTTCATACTGCTTTTCTCCCTTTTCATAAGCTCTGTATACTTCGCCTTCTTCCGGAAGATCCCCTACAAGTTCAATGACTGCTGCCTTATTCTTGCTTGTAAAGTCCTTCTCATATACAAATAATATCCAATAGGCTCCCTGTATGAAGTACATTTCCTCTTTCTTTCCTACAGTGAGTCCTGCACCTTTCCATGCATCCTTCAATATTCTCTTAAATACGCTCGTCTTAATAAACATGATGCTCCTTTCCTCTCCCAGAGTTATCTGGGAGATAATTTGATGGCTTACGACAGGTTTTGTGACGTACCTGCTGTTGTATCTTCACGGCACTTGGCCGGAGATGCTATAAAAATTGGAATCCTGGATGTCCTTCTTTCTGCTTTTCATTTTGCGGTTCTTTCATCAACTCCTGCTGATCCAGATAATTCTTCTTGCTGATCTTCATCCAGTCTTTCCTTGTGTGTGACTTCTCATATTCCCTCTGTGCGATCTCGCAAAGCAGTTCTCTTGTCTTTCTGCAATTATGTACAGCTTCTTTTCCGCTTTTATGGTGCGGTTCACACAAATACACTTTCAATCCCTCGGCTTCCGATAGAATTCTCATCCCGGATCCAAACAATACATGGTGTTCCTCGGTATACTGCTTCCGATAGTCTCCATACAGATTGGCACAGAGATAGCACATGCCCTTTTCTGTGTTCAAAATGCTTTTCGGATGGCTGATTCTCTTTTTCTTCTTTTTCGGCTTAGGAAACGCCATATCACTATAATCAATACTCATAAAGTAATCACTTTCTTTTTCCAGTTGTCCCATCCGCCTTTTGGCCAGGCAAATTCTTTCTTCAGAAGCTGGATGATTTTCTCCGGATCCCCGGATTTTAAGATGTCTTCTATGACTTCTCCTTCCTGGACCACCTCTTCTGTGATCTCATGTACCTGTTTTTCTTCTTCCGGAAGATTCATAACCGGAGCATCCGGCATCAGTTCCGGATAATCTTCCACTTCCATCTGTCCCGGAATCTGTTCTTCTGTTTCTTTTGGCTCTTCCAATGTTTCCTGTGCTTTTGCAGGTTCTGCCTTTTTCTTTAATGGTTCCGTCTTTAAGACTTCCCTCTCTTTCTTTTCTCTCAGCGGCATCTGATAAACTCTTTCATAGGCGTCTGAATCAGAAGTCTTCTTGCCTTCCGGATAAAAGGTCTGTTCAAATGTTTTGGCCAACTCCAGATAGCTGATCTCTTCTGGTTCTCCCCTGCCGTTGTATGGCATGATCCGAATCTGAAATTCACTGAATAGTGCATTTGCAAATTGCATCCGAAACATTCGGAATTTTGTTGGAGCTACAATTCCCATGATCTCCTTGTTGATCACACTTTCCTCTTTTGGCTCGTCTTCCCATATCCATTTATGCATTTTCTCAAAGCAGTCTTTTCCTTCTCCTTTGAAAAATTCATACACTAACGTTTCCGTCCAGCTTCCATGGTGTTCTTCTGGTGCGATGTCGCACAGGCTCATCTGCGGCGAATAACGATCTTCTGTTTCCCGGATGACTTCTTTTACCTCCCGGATTTCCCGAACCGTGGCATCTCTTGGTACCACTTCCCGCACTTCTTCCGGCAGTGCCAACATTTCAGATAGCTTGCTGCTGCCATATCCCCGGTATTTCTCCTGAATTTCCGGGCTGTTCCCGTCAATACTGTATGTATCGTTGATCTGCATAAACCGGATGGCCCACGTCCTGCTGATATTGAAGGTTTCTTTTGCAAACTCAAACACATCCGCATACCCCTTTTCTTTATAAAACTCTGCATCTCTAGTCTTTTTTAAGAGATACCCGACTTTAATGTATCCCTCTGCGATATGTTCCAGTTCTTTCCGTAATGCAATTTCTACCCCCTGCAGTGTACTGATTGTCTGTAATTCTTCCATCTATCCAGCTTTCCTTTCTGTACGTTTCAACTTCTTTCTTTTGAATAACTCAACAAATTCTTTGACTTCCTCTGTCATGTCTCCGTTATATTTTGCCCGACACTGGATCATAACCCCATTGTTTACCTCCATGGTGTAAAACGGCGTCTCCGGATCCTGCTTCTTTCGCAGGAACAGAATCGTTGTCTCTCCTTTTGCCACCCGGTCAATATACGTGGCGACGCAGTGATGCATGGCATTTCCCTCCTGTCGGATTTCATGGATCCGTTTCGGAAGCCTCAATAAAAATTGTTCTGTTTCCATTTCCAGATAACTGTCCCTCTTTCTGTATTGCTCGTACTTTTTGTCTTTTTTATTGTCCAAATCCTCTTTGGCTTTTATTTCTCGTTCTCCGCTCTCTTCAATCAACTCTTCATGACGCTGCTCTAAATTCTTCGGGAATAAGATCCACGGCTCTCTCATGTTGTACCCCAGTTCCTCTGCCATCTTCAGATAATCGTGATAATCCACGGCTTGTCTCTCATCTTCTCCTAACACTTCTTTGATGTACCGTTCCATCTTGTGAATGGTGGTATACCGGATATACCTGGTGAAATTCCTCGGAAACCTTGCAAAAAACTGAACCTGCTGCCATGTTGGATGCAATCCCTTTTCCTGCATTTTATAAGTGGTGTTGTATTCCCTTGTGCTTGGATTCTTTCCAGCCAACAGCTGGTAGTATTCCCCGTTTAGCCCCAGTATCTTTTTACAAGACCTCTCTTTCTTCTTTAAGTTTCCTGTGTTGTACCCCTGCATTTTTTCTTTGACAATTCTGTAAAACCCACACTTTACCAGCTGTTCGATTCCAGGCATATGCCGGTATCCCTCCAGATATTGATTCAAATACATTTTTTCCCGATATTTCCCATGTTTCACAAAATATTCCATTGCAGAATATTGAAACGGTGTTCCCTTTAGAATCTGTTTGAGATTTCGGTTATAGAGGATTGCTTCATGCTCTGCCACTTTTGCATAATATCTCCATCTGTCTCTGTAACACCATCGAACCCAGTCTGTCTGCTTATACTGTTCATATTCAAATTCATGAATCTTTTTTAAATTCCGGTCATATGTGATCCGGATCGTCTCCCAGTATCCACCTTCTTCCCTCTGTCCATTCCTGAATTTCCGGTAACACTCAAAATATCGGTATACATATCCCTCTTTTGTTTTCTGCAGGAGCCCTGCATACCCTCTTACATGGACATTTCCGCCTTTCTTTCGGCTTCTGTAGGTAACGGGATGCTTGCAGGATGGGCATTCTCCCACTTCCCCATAGTGAGGCTTCTGGATTTTCACTTCTTTTCTGCAGTGTGTACAATACCCTTTTGTTACCTTTCTTCCGGCATCATAAAACAAATACTGTGGAAGGACTTCCCGATCTACAAAATCATCAAAATCTTTTGGCAGTTCCGGCACCAGTGCCATCTCAGAATCAATTTCGTCAATTTCTTTTCTGCCCTTACTGTAATTTTGCCATCTTGCGATTGCTGCACGTGGCTCTTTCTTTCCGTTGTGACAAAATTCTGTGATCCGTTTTCGGTCCCCTTCTCGTATCCATACTTTTCCACTACTGTACCAGTATCCTTCTTCTATCTCTCCCCATCCTTCCCAATAACTTAAGTTATCTATTTTTGCCGTTCTCCACTTCTCACACAGATTGTCGTAAGTGTAGTACTTGTTTTCTCCCAAAAGGAATACCCGGTATTTTGGATATCTTGTGTCATTCAGGATCATATCTCTTGTAAATACATCGATCTCTAAAACCGTGCCTGTCTTCTTCGCACGATAGAACCAATAATATGTTGCGCTCCACACAGGCGCTCTTCCACATCTTAGTACCTGATGTCCTTGATCTTCCCCGACTGTCTTTCGCATCGTTTCCGTTACTTTTAACTCTGGAAGCTTTAATAACTCTCCTCGTCTCATTTCTCCGCCTCCAGATAGTATTCTTCTGCCATTGCAAATACTTCCAGATCCGGCATGGCCACCAGTTGTGCCCCTCTTCTTTCTTTCACTCTTTTTTCCGCTTCTTTTCGGATATTCTGAAGACATTCTTTGAGTGTCCGGTTCTTTCTTCTTACTGCTTTTGCCAGAGTTTCTTTTTCGAAGCACCTCATGGACAGATACGACACGATCTCTCCTGCCGGCATCCCGTCCGTTTCCTCCTTTAACTCGATCTGAAGCTTTCCAAGTGCCGCATTTACTAAATCTACCAGTTCTTCCGACAGATGCTGCTCATATACTTCCCGGATTCCATCCGGAATCCCGTTTTCCTCTGCCAGCACTTTTAAATGCTCCAGATCCTGCTCCTCCAAAAGTCCTTTTGCACATGCATTCAATTCTTCTACGGAATCAAAATTTCCAAATACATCAAACATGCTGTTTTTCCTCCAGTAATTTCTCTAATTTTTCCACGTAATCGTGATGTTTACTAAATCTGACGGCTATTTCATTCCGCTCTGCCAGTTCCTGATACTGCTGCCATAATTCTGGATTCTTGATCCCCTTTCCAGATGGCTTTCTCCACTCTGACCGTTTCCACTGCTCCGGTTTTCCGTTTTCAATCATATTCTTGATAAAAATACAGTCTGTATATAAGGTCACATGGCATGCCGTATTTAGTGTTTTTAAGGATTCTACGATTCCAAGCAGTACCAGGCGATAATACGTTGTCTCTTTCTCCGCCCCACATATTCCTTTGACTGCCGGACCTTTCCTTGTCTGATATTCGATTGCAGCCGCCCAGCACCCATCTTTGATACATGGCCCCGTCAGACTTGTCCGTATGTAAATATTCAATGCTTTCATATCAAATTCTCCTGTTCAAACGGATCAGGATGTATCTTCGGTATTTGTATCCTGTTACCGGATTGATTCCTTCATGGTATGTTTCTTTGTCAAGATAATAGCCTTTTGGCGGTTTCGGCTCGTCACTCCATGTTTTTCTTTTATATGTCTTTACTTCCGCAACCGGAATCTTCAGATTTCTGCTGCAGGAGTACCGGCTCTCTCTCAGTTTGTTTTCTTCATCCGGCGTTTTACTTAAATACTCGGCCAGTTTTCGAAACCCACCCTCGTCATACATTAAATCCATGTGGACTCCACCCTTGTCCCATACCTTTCGCATAATCAAATCTGCATCCGGAATCCGGTTGATGACCAGATGATGATGAACACCACCCCGGCTTCCAATCTCGGTATGCAGCATCCATTTCAGTTCTGCTCCCCGTTTCTTGTATTGTGTCCGTACTTTATTGAGCCACTTCCTGATGTCTTTTGCTGCTTTCTCCATATCTTCTGGCCTGTTCTCCGGCTTATAAGTCAATGTCACCCAGTAGTCATTATCCTGAAAGTTCAGCTTCATCTTTCTCCAGCACTGCCGTTCTTTATTCCACTGATTCACTTTCCTGATCTGCTCTGGTGTGGCTTTCTTCTTTTTCATTCTCGGCATTCCCGGAGCACCATATCTCCCATTGTGATACTCCATCACTTCTCTGATGTCTCCCAGGTCATAACTCTTTCGTTTATACATCCTGTTTTGCTCCTAAGTTTAATATTCTTATCAAGTGAAAAACGGGAGCTTTTTGCTCTCATTTTCTTTGACATTTTGCCAATACAGGTGTACAATATAAATGAGTTTTTATTTTGTTTGTATTGGCAAAATATCCGGTGCATCTGTTTGCGGCAGGTGCACTAATTTTTTACGCTTTTTTCTATGTACCTGCAGCTAAGTTCTAATCCCGCTGTCAGAAGGATCATTCCTATCCATAATGATCCGGTTCCCATCATCATAACTGCACAGATTCCCAATGTGGCTTCCAGGATCCTCAGTAATTCTTCTGCATACCGAAGCTGTCTTCTCTTCCGGAAACTCATACGATGATGTACTCTCCCCCGATCTCTTCTGCTACCTGCTTCGCTTCCTGGTACGTCCCATACTCGCTCCGGATCTTTCCGGATTGCCAGCGAATGATCCATATCTGTTTCCTCTCCTTCTCTTCATTCAAATCCAAGTTCTTTGATCCTTTCTTCGATTAGCTTCAACTCTGCAACAGCTCCTTCCTCTTCCGGAAACTGCCGCAGTTCCTCTCTTCTGCTGACAAGCCTGCTGTACTCAATGACTTGTCCTGCCGTCATGTTCAAGATTCTCTGGTCCATTGGTCGCTCCTTTGATTTTTACTGATTTTCTTCCTTGATACTCCAACTCCCTGCAGTAATTGTTTAAGCAGGCAATCGCATGCTGTTTCTGCTGTTCCGAGTAGCCATTTACTCTTTCGGTCAAGCTTAGTTCCTTTATAAACTTATCGATTCGCTGTATGGTTAATCTTTTGTTTTTCATATGTTTGTCCACCTTCCCCCGCCTTCAGGCGGTTTTCTCTTTTCGTAATAATGCTTCCTGGATGATCCTGCTGCATCCATCTATCAGGCTTTTCACCTCTTCCTCTGTTCGTTCTGCATAACAGTCATCGTGTACCCGGATTGTTGCATTTTTTACTTTTACTGTTTCTACGATCAAAATCATCACCTCGCTATTATGTATGCAGGTTGATTGTCCAAGGTATGTTGTCCATTACCTTTATTTCCGAGTTGTTCCGAATCTATCAGCCAGCATATTTACAACATCTCTGACAAAATTTAAGTTCATTTTAAACACTCTATCCGCTTCATCTCGCATAATATTCAAAGATTCCCTTGCGATAATAAGGCTTGTTGCAATTGATGCTATGATTGAGCAGATAACGCTTGCTATTACAATTTCCATCTTTTCTCCTCTCTATGTTTAATCGCCATCGTAACCTCCGTGGCTGGATTGCTTTCTTTTGGTTTATCTCCTATACTGTTAATACAGGCATCTGCCAATGCCAAGTATTGTGAAAGGAGAAAAAACAAAATGGCTAAAATGAAACTGCAAAAAATTGCAGATCTATCTTTAAAAAACATGATTATTACCTATCATGATACTAATCGCACTAGATTTGATATGGATTTCTTCACAACCTTATTTACAGAAGAAACTCAAGATCATATTACAAACGCTCTGCAAGTTTTAGAGAGTGATGGTTTAGTTGATGTTTTCATAGCAGACACAATAGCTTATATGACCACGCTCCATCCAAGTGCAATTAGAGATTTTGAAGAAGATACCCTGTTGAAAAAGGGATACAAATGCATTAAAGAAATCAGGTCTTTAATTTGATACAATCCAATCATCAGCCATTAAGTCATCCGCTGTTGGACTCCACATCTTACAGTGGTTGACTTCTTTTCCATTTTTATCAAATGTATAGGCAATACAGGATTCACTACTATTTGTCGGTCTAATCTTCAACTCTCTGTATGCTGTCTTGTTTTCGAATAATTCTCTTTCTATGTATTTTCTTTCTTCTAATGCCTGTTTCACTGCTTCCTGTATGTTCATCTTCCTCGCCTCGCTTCCTACTCCAAAAAATAATCCACTGATACACCGAAGTAATCAGCTACCTTTTTCAGCTTATCCACACTTGGAGACGATTCTCCCCACTTCTTAATTGTTCCGTTTCCAAAGCCCAGAGTTTTCTCAAGACAACTGATTGAGATGTTGTTCTTCTCTGCCAGCTTTAAAATTTTTTTAAGTATCATAATTCCCTCCTTTTGTTTTCCATCTTGTAAACAACTGCATATATATCTGTTACAATAACCTTGTTACACTTAGATAATTTTCTAAAGGTCATAAATGGCTGGAAAGTAGTTGCCGAGGAGTAACAATCTTAAGGATACCTCCGCAAAAGGAGGTGAGACTTAAGGGAATTAATCCAAATAATTCTAGAATGTATTGTGTGCATTTTTGAAATTGTTAGATTTCTAGAAGACCACGATATGTAATAGTCTCTCCCCGTGATTATCATCCAATGATAGTTACGGGGAATCCTTTTTTCCGTACATACATGCAGTTGTTGTTTTAAAGAGAAAATAATCTACTTTGTATTGACATTTGTTAGAAAATAATCTAATATAATATTAGACAGATGAAAATTTTCTAGTACAGCTTTTACTTTGGCGAGTTTTTGGCTGTTTTATTGATGTACACGAGATTTTTTTCTCCTTACATCCTTTATGATACGAGAATATTTTCTTTTTGTCAATACTTTTTCGAGAATATTTTCTCGTGTTTTATAAGGAGGCACAAAATGACGTTAAAAGAACGCATTAAATCTTTGGCAGATGCCGAAGGAATCAGCTTGCCAGTGTTAGAATCAAAATTAGGCTTTGGCAACAGCACCATTGTGAAATGGGATAAGTCAACTCCAAATGCTGAAAAGTTAAATAAAGTAGCTCAATATTTTAACGTTACTATGGATTATTTGTTGAATGGAGATTCTTTTGATGACGATTCTGATTTAAACAATAGAGACAAGAAAGTTATGACGACGTATGATGTAATTTCAGAATTATGTAAAAAACGGAATCTGGCTATTACATCACTAGAAAGAGAATTAGGGTTTGGCCGTGGTTCCATAGGAAAACTTAGAACTGGCAACACAACGTTGGAAAGATTACAAAAAATAGCTGACTATTTCGGTGTGTCAGTAAATTATTTAACAACAGGAAAAGAACCAGAAACTCAAATCGTTACCGATAAATCCTCTCTCACAAAAAGAGATACTAAACAAATAGAAGCCATTCTAAGTGATACAGAAGCATTGCTTAAGCAAGATGGTCTGATGTTTGATGGAGATCCAGCATCTCCAGAAGCAATAGATTCTATTCTCTCAGCTATGAGAATTGGAATGGAAATGGCAAAACAAAAGAACAAAGAGAAATATACGCCTAAAAAGTATAAAAAGGATTGATACTTATGGATATTAAGGAACGTGTGAATGAAATCGTTCAAAAATACGGCACAAGAAATCCACTTGAAATTGTAAAGGCAATGGATGCAATACTTGTTTTTCATCCATTAGACGGAGTTCGTGGGTTCTACCACTATTTTCAAAGGAACCACATCATATACGTGGATGAGCGTTTACCAGAAAATGAAATGCTGTTTGTGATTGCACATGAACTTGGTCATTTATTCTTGCATAAAGGCAGCAACGCTATATTCATGGATACGAGAACAAATTTTGTGACAAGTAAATTTGAAACGGAAGCTGACCGTTTTGCTTTAAATCTACTTATCCAAGATTCTGATATTGAAGAACATCTGGATTTTACTACAGATCAATTTTCCAGATTGTTTGGATATCATAAGAAGATGATTGAATTGAGGATGAAAGACTTTCAGTGATACGATCGCTGTGATTATATATCGTAAGGCGATATTAAAGTACAAATAGCAAAGAATTCAATCAACGAAATTCAGCACTGCCAAAAGGAGAAATGATATGAGAGAGAAAAAAGGAAAAAGCTTAATCGAAGCACCGGACAGTTTTGTTATTATAGATATAGAAACAACCGGATTGATGCCGTATTGGGACGATATTATTGAAGTTGGCGCAATTAGATACGAACATGGTATTGAAGTCAGAAGATTTTCATCGCTTGTAAAGCCTCCGGTTTGCGAGGATGGTTCTTATATTGATGACTACATTATCGAACTTACCGGAATTACTAATGAAATGTTATCAACTGCTCCAAACATAGAAAACGTACTTTCCGATCTTGATTCTTTTATAGGGAATTCGATACTAATCGGTCACAATGTTAATTTTGATATCAATTTCTTATATGATAATTTTGAAGAGTATCTGGGAAAATCATTATCAAATGATTTTATAGATACAATGCGATTATCCAGAAATTTACATCCCGAAGAAAAACATCATAGGCTTTCTGATTTATGTCAAAGGTATGAATTATCCTATTCGTCCGCTCATCGTTCCATTAACGATTGCGAGTTAACTTATTCATGTTACAAACACTTATTATCAGAAATTGATGATAAATTTAGTGATTTTAATTCTTTTATAAAAAGTAGAAGACGTCGTTCTTACGAAGTAAAAGCAAAAGACATCCAGTCAAATTGTACCAATTTCGATATTACACACCCACTATTCGGAAAGGTATGTGTATTTACTGGAGTACTTGAAAAAATGACAAGAAAAGATGCCATGCAGCTCGTAGCGAATCTTGGAGGGATTAATGGAGATAATGTGACTAAGAAAACAAACTTTCTAATTTTAGGAAATAACGATTACTGTAAAACTATAAAAGATGGAAAAAGTAACAAGCAGAAAAAGGCTGAAAAATTAAAACTTGCAGGTTGCGACATTGAAGTTCTTCCAGAATCAGTATTCTATGATCTGTTAGAATCTGAATAAAATCCCCTCCTATACCAATAGGAATAATCTTCATAAGATGCAAAATAGAAAGAGATGAATCACAAGCAAGAAGCTATTGACTGCTATACTGGGAAATATTGTGAATATATCACTGTAGATAATTATGTTATTTATTTTATTCCAAATTTAGCAGTTATGGAAATGATATAACCGCTTCGGCGTTTACACATAAAGAAAAGAGGTGAGATAAATCATGAATAATAAGATATTCCCGATTGCTTCTTACAATGAAAAGTTTAATAAATATCTTCCTGTACAATTTAAACAAGATTTAATATACCAGTCATTCGGCTTGGAAAAACATATAGAAAAGAGACATCCTGAATGCTTACCATATCTTCGATTTATCTCATCTATCATATCAGAGCCTGATTACATAGGTGTTAACCCAAATGAATCTGGAGATAGCTTTGAACTTGTCAAGATATTTAGTGAAAATGTGCAAATTGGTATCAAATTAGATGTGAAAGAAAACTATCTATATGTTGCTACTCTTCACACAATCACAGACGGCAAACTAAGACATGGGATAAATAACGGACGTTTAAAAAAATTTGACAAATAGAATATTTTGCCCTATAATGGGAATACAATAGATTGAACCGCAAAGGTCGGAAAGGCTCCCGACACACTCGCAAGAGTACCTGAGATGCTGGATACGCCGCCCAGCTTGTGATTCAGTTTAAAGTTCGAGGGTGTTTCCATTTTGGAAGCACCTTTTTGTTTTCTTAAAAACGCAAAATATGTTTACTGATTTGTTATGAATCATTATCCAAGGATAGAACAGGCAGCTATCACGCCCTAGTGGTCTTAAAGAGATACCGGAGTGTCACCCGGTTGGGTAATGTTTAATTTCAAAATAAAAACCGCCCCTGCGCCAACAGAGACGGTCTACATATCCGAAGATATGCAATCTGAAGCCAAGAATATTGTATCATCTTCGGAGCAGTCGCGCAAGCGGAACGTAAGTTCGCACGTTGACTGTTATTTTTGTACCTTTTTTTCAATACAATTACATAGGAGTGTGATACAATGTCTTATTTTATCTACGCACGAAAGTCAAGAAAAGACGCCGAACTGGAAGCGCTAGGGATTGATGTTCTGGAACGCCACATTACTACCCTGTTAGAGCTGGCGAAGACACTCTCTCTTCCGATCGGTGCAATTTACAGAGAAGTTGTGTCTGGAGACAGTATTGATACCCGTCCAGTCATGACGCAAGTCCTATCCGAGGTAGAAGCCTGTATGTGGGATGGTGCCCTCGTAATGGACGTAGATCGTCTGGCCAGAGGTGATACGATCGATCAGGGACGTGTGCAGCGTGCATTTTTTTATTCCAACACCCGGATTGTAACACCAAGTAAAACCTACGATCCTGCAAATGAGTATGACAATGAATACTTTGAGTTCAGTTTATTTATGAGCCGCCGGGAGTACGCCACGATCAAGCGCCGGATGCAGCGCGGCAGGGAGCGTTCCAGTTCTGATGGTTATTATGTTGGCAATGTTGCCCCTTATGGATGGGAGCGTGTCATTGCACCGGATGGAAAACACTATTCTCTTACTCCCAGCCAAACAGAGGCGCCGGTTCTTGATCTAATGTATGATCTGTGTGGAAATAAACAGTATGGATATCAGAAAGCCTGCACTTACATGACCAACATGGGGATTCTTGCAAGGAGTGGAAAGCCATTCTCCCCCTCCACCCTCAAGGGTATTATCTCAAATCCGGCCAACATCGGAAAAGTCCGCTGGGGATATCGCAAAACGGTCAGAGCCGTAAAGGATGGTCGTGTGGTAAAATCCCGACCAAACGCCACGGATTACATTCTCGCTGATGCAGCATGGGCGCCACGCATCAGCACAGACCTATTCAAACGTGCGAATCAGCCAAAAGGCTGTTTTTCCTCTCCGGTCAGAAATGACAGACCGATTCAGAATCTATTTGCCGGTTTGGTTCGCTGCTCTCAATGTGGCCGACTTATGGTCCGCAAAAAAGCGCAGACAAAAACGCCTTATGATGTGCTGATCTGCCAGTATACCGAATGTTCCACCGTCGGGATCCGAATCGATGAACTGGAAGAGGCTCTGCTTGAATGGCTGAAAGACTACATCGTTAAGTATGAATTTACCGACACTCATGAGGAAGACGCTGCTGCCATTGCTGCAAAAGAAATGATCGTCACGAATTTTGAAACAGAGCATCAGACTCTTTTAAAACAGCGAGAATCCTTATTCGATTTTTTAGAGCAGGGAATTTACACGAAAGAAATTTTCCTTGAACGGTCCAATGCTCTGGAACAACGGATCAGAGACTGCATGAACAATATCACTGCTGCCCAGGAAGATTTACATACTACGATTGCGAGGCAGGCAAATCGAAAGAATTTTGTCCCGAAGTGCAAGAACTTGTTAAGCGAATGGAACTCCCTGACTATCCCGGAAAAGAACAGCGCTTTAAGGAAACTGATCGACCGGATTGTACTGACCAAAACAAAACGGAATAAAAAGAACCAGAAAAACTCTGAATTTATGATTGATGTGTACCCGAAAGTACCGAAATAATGGTGCTTTCGGATTCTATTCATTAGTTGCATCTTCTACGAGCGTATTCCTC